CAGATATCTGGGGAACTGTCCCTCGGAGATGATGTTCCTGAGAAAGACCATGAACGGCAGAGCAGAGAGACTGGACGAGCTTCATCCTGGGAAGATCCTTTCTTGGAAAGCGGAGATCGAACCGAACGGAATCGATCCGGAGTCATGCTCGATCGTTTATTTTCATGGGAGACCGAAACAACGAGATTTAAAAGATCAGGAATGGATTCAGCGAAATTGGGTTTGATTCATCCGACGGCAATCATCGGTCCCGAAGTCCAGATCGGATTCAATGTCGAGGTCGGTCCTTACACCGTGATAACCGGAAAAACGATCATCGGAGATAACACGAAGATCGAAAATCATGTCTCGATTGGAACTCCTCCGGAGCAGAAAGGATTCTTCCACAAGCTCGGAAGGACCGTCATCGGAAGGAACTGCATCATCCGAGAATTCGTTACGATCAATTCAGGAACCGAAGACCAGACAATGCTCGGAGACGACTGCATCATTCTGAGGGGATCTCATATCGGTCACGATTCGGTTCTCGGCAAAAAGGTTCAGCTCTCCTGCGATGTTCAACTCGCAGGAAGAAGTCGGATCGACGAAGGAGCAACCCTCGGCATGGGAGCACTTCAGCATCAATGGACACGGGTCGGAGCATATTCGATGATCGGAATGGGAGCAGTCATCACTAAGAAAGAACCGATTCTTCCAGGTTGGATTTATGTCGGAAACCCTGCTCGGAAGTTAAAGAAGAATCTCGTCGGACTTCAAAGAAACGATATCTCGGAGAAGATGCTCCGAAAATTTGAGGATGATTACAAGAGATGAGCCATCTCCGTCAGCAGATCAGAGAGAGAGCAGCAACGACTTTGACCGGATTATCGACGACCGGATCGAACGTCTTCCAGAGTCGGACCTATCCGCTCGAGAGAGCATCTCTTCCAGGGATCTGTCTCTATACGAACGAGGAGACGAGCGAAATCCAGTCTCAGGGGAATCCGAGGAACGTCCAGAAGATTTTAAGCCTATCGATTCAAGGATTCGCATCGAGCTCGACAGGAGTGGACGACACGCTGGACACGATCTCCAAAGAGGTCGAGATCGCAATGCAGGGAGATATCAATTTGAACAACCTTGCTCAAGATTCATATCTATCCGAGACCAGCATCTCCATCTCCGGAGAGGGAGAAAAAGAGATCGGATCGGTGACTCTTACATACACCGTTATCTATCAACATGCTGAAAACAATCCAGGAGCAGCATTATGAAAGTGAAATTTTTAAGAAACTCGACGGTCGCTGACAGGCTTTACGAAGCAGGAGAGATCGGAGACGTGGCTGGACTCTCAGCCAGAATTCTCATCGAAAAAGGACGGGCCGAAGCGGTCCAGTCCAAATCCAAGAAGGATGATGAGAACAAATCATCAACCGCACAAGCCAAGGAGGAATAATGGCAGCAGCAAGCGGAAACGGAGGAGTCCTCCAAGTCTCAGCAGGAGGGACGACTCTATTCTCAGCAGTGGCATCATTGACATCGTGGACTTTAGATCAGTCCTCCGAAGTGATTGAAACCTCTGCAATGGGAACGAGCGCAACTCGAACCTACATCTCCGGTCAAACGGGATTCTCAGGTTCAGCAGATGCTCTCTGGAATGACGACGATGCAGCGCAGGAAGCGATCCAGACTGCTCTTGATGGGCAGGATAATTCGTTTTCGATAAAGCTTTACCCAGTCGGAACCTCTTCAGGCGATTACTGGTCCGGAGGAATTATCATCACGGGTATCAGTTTCACTGCATCCTTGAACAGTCCTGTCGGTTTCAGTTTCACTTTCCAAGGAACCGGAACTCTGACCCTGAACAACGCATAAGATGAGTGCGATCGATAATATCACCAGACACTACCGAGAAAAACTCTCAGGGGGATTAGCATCGATTGACGTTCCGGAATGGTCAGACGGTAAAAAACCATTCCGGATCTTCTTCAAATCGGCAACGAATCCCAGGATTCAGGAACGAATAGCAAAGCTCTCGACTCAGCAAAAGTTTGTAGAAGCAGCAGTCGAGACTCTGCTCATCCGAGCATTAAACGAGGACGGGTCTCCGATGTTTAACAATGCTCATAAGCAGGAATTGATGAACGAGTGCGACGTGGATGTTCTGATCCGAGTCGTCCGAGAAATCAATGAATACTCTGCTGTTAAAGCAGATACGCTTGAGGGAAACTAGAGAGCGACCCAGAGCTCTATTTCTTTTTTCAGCTCGCAGAACATCTTCATCGAACCGTCGAGGAGATCTTCGAGATGAACGAGGCAGAGCTCAAAGGATGGGTCGCATACTTCAAGATTAAAGAAAAGAAAGAGAGACTCAAAAAACGATAATGGCAGTTCAAACGACCGTTCAGATCCGAGGAGAGGATAAGACTGCTGCTGCTTTTCGTTCAGTGAACAACAGAGCGAAAAACCTCGAGCGATCGTTCTCTGGTCTCTCGGCATCCGTCTCAGGACTGGCGACCTCTTTTGCAGGGTTGGTCGGAGTCGGAGCTCTCGGAGCATTCTCGAAAGATATGCTTCAACTCGGAGACCGTCTCCAGAAAGTCTCTCTTCAGCTCGGAGTCACGGTCGAGGAATTGGAGATTCTTCAGTTCGCAGCATCTCAGTCGGGAGTCTCAACCGACCAGCTCAATACGGCACTCCAGAAGTTCACCAGGAACGTCGGAGAAGCAGAGCAGGGAACCGCAGCTCAGAAGGAAGCATTTGAAGCTCTCGGAATCTCAATCAGCGACTCTCAGGGAAATCTCAAAGGCACGTCAGAACTCTTTGCAGAGGTCGCTCAATCGATCTCAGGGATTGAATCTCCTGCACAAAAAGCAGCGATTGCGACCGATCTCTTTGGACGAGCAGGGATCGAGCTTCTTCCGCTTTTGAACTCTGGAGCAATCGGAATCGACCAGTTCGGACAGAAGCTCCGTGATGCAGGAGGAATCGTTGGAACCGATGCTGCAAATGCTTTCTCGACGTTCAATGATCAAATCGATCTTCTCCAGCGATCTATGAAAGGAAAGCTGGCTCCGATCTTGGTCGCAGTTCTTCCAGCTCTTACTGCATTAGCAGAAAACCTCGATCATATTGCAAAATTTGCAGGAATTGCAGCGACCGCATTTATCGCAGCAAAACTCCCAGCTCTTCTTGCAGCAATCACCGGAGGAGTGACTGCTCTCACGGCAGCCATAGCAGCAAACCCAATCGGAGCAATTGCAGTCGGGGTGACTGCTCTCGGCACGGCAGCATTCGCATACAAGGACGAAATCTCAGAGTTTTTCGGATTTGCAGACGAACCAGAGAAAATCTCTAAGACGAACACAAAACTCGAGAAGACGGCAAAGATCCTGGTTGATGTTTCCAAGAATGAAAAGATTCGGACGAAGACTGCTGAATCTTTTGCCAAGACGACAAAGAAGGACGTAGTTCCGAACCTCGGCAAGCTCGAGAAAGCACTCAAGCAAACCGACATCCAGTTCAAATCGATCCGAGGACAGGAAGGACTTGGAGGATTGACTCAGGCATTCGTCGAGTTTTTCGCAAACATTCAAACTCTTGCTCTTGATTATTTAACCAACACCGAAGGAGTCGTCAGAAGCAAACTCTCCTCGATCAGCAATCTTTTCCGAGAGACGGTTCAAGGATTAGAGAATCAGCTCGTCTTTCAGCGAAACGATATCTCGAATGCCTTTGCAGATATCATCAACGATTTTAAACAAGAGCTCGAAGATGCATCGATCGAGGTGAAAAACATCAAGATCGACGTTCCAGAATCGGCATTCGACTTTAGAAACACTTTTGCAAGAGTCCCTGGAGATATATTCGATTTTTCAGCAGTTCGTCAATCAGCAGGAAAGATCGATTCTCTGGTGAATCAGATCAACGGACTCTCCGTCGTCAATCAAAGGGAGTCGCAAAGGACTTTCCGAAGATACGGGAACATTCGAGTCGCATCGGGTCAAGTTCTTGACATGCACTATCCTTCCGGACTTGAAAACGTCTACACGGGAGCGGATCTCGTTGATAACAGTTCAGGAAGATCATCTGGACGAAGTTCAACTTCATCATATCGATCTGCATCTGCTTCGCTCGATAACACGTCCCAGAATTCAATCGTAGTCAATATCTTCGACGGAACGGGTCAAAAGATTTCTCAGTATGATTCTGCTCTGAGGATCGAGGTGAAGGAACGAGCAGCACGGAATAACGAATTCAGCGCATTAGATTAAAATGGCTTTTCAGGCAGATATTGATCTTTCATCCAGTCCGTTCTCTGATGCGACTTACTATGTCTCAGATGAACCTGGATCACATACGACAAGCCAGTTCTATCAACCGTTTATCTCTGAACCTCCAACGATCCAGCTCGGAGACTATGATTCCGGATGGTTGACTGTCGTTGTCGGATCGCTTCAGCTCGTCAATCGACCAAGTGACTCCAGGCATCCTTTTTCCGGAGCAAATTATTCTGCTCTGATTGCAAACCCGATGACGGCAATTCCGGTGACATTCCATCACAACGGCAGACCGATCTTCGAGGGATCTGCAATCCTGAACCAGTTCAACACCGATTTTCTACGTTTCCAGATTGAAGCAAAAGTTCAGAAGACGAATCTCCTCCGATTGATCGTTGCAGAGACGAGCTCTCAGTCGGAAGTGATTGGAGTCGGAGACAATGGATCGGGAAAGGTCAGAATCACGACTCAGTCGCTCCATCCATTCTCGGCAGGAGAACAGGCATTCTTCACGGGGATGAGTATCGTCGGAGAGGAGCTCGAATATAATCCGTCGAACACTGACACTCAATATACCATCACAGCAGTGACGGACACGACTTTCGACATCGATTTCAACATCTCCGACATTGCATTCGAGAATCCATCCAAAGGAGATTATACCTTCACTTTCGGAACCAATTTCACAACCGACCGAACCTTTTCCATCTCCGAGTCGATTGAATCCACTGCATCGATCCAAGAGGGAGTCACGGTCTCAGTCGCTTCAGAGGTTGTGCTTTCCGTCGAGACCTCGAATCAACTTCCGAATACTTACGATGTCAGGGTCGGAGACACGGTTTCCATTTCGGAGGGATCAGTCGTCGATGTAACAGGCACAAATGCATACGACATCGGATCTGCATCTGCAACCGACACTCAGCTCCCTTTTGCATTTGGTCAGGTCGATCTTCAGACTCCGGTGATCGTTCTCAATACTGCAAAAACCGAAGTCGGGAATCCTAATCTTCAAGTCTCGTCTGCATCGGTTGAAGATGATGGACAAGCGGAAACCCTAAACACTGGACAATCCTACGATTTTTATACCGTCCCTTCCGGTGAGATTCCGAGACTGACTTTGAACTCCGGATCAGTCGCAGGAGAAGCTTCCGTCTCGGGTCGGACCATACACTTCGACACGTCGAACGGAGACAGGACCGCATACGACTTCTTCGGATGGTTATCGAATCAGCTCGGATACGGATATGACACGACCGATGCTTCCAATGCCGATGATGACAATCGTCAGGTTTCCATTTATGTGACAACCCAGATCCGAATGCTGGATTTTGCAGATCAAGTCGCTCGAGGATTGAACATGCAGTTCTGGCTCGATGACATCAACGACGAGATTTATTTGATCGACCGAGGGAATGTTCCTGGAACGGCAGATCTGACTCTGGAGGACTTTGAGATCATCAATTCTCAAATCTATCTTCCTCCTCCGCTCTCCGGTCTTGTTTCTCAAAGAGAATACAATATCGCATCAGGAGCAGGGACGACGGCAAATGCATTCAAGCTCTTGAAGATCAACCGAGGGATCAGAATCGCAAATATCGACACAGGTCGGGATCAAAACATCACGACTTTTTCTCCGTCGATCGAGCTTGCTTCAGAGGTCTTGGATGCAATCAAGGACATCAAGATCAGACCTCGAGTGGAGCTGACGATCAAGGGGATCGATCTCGATACGCTTCCAGGTGCTCGGATTGATTTCAATTCTCAAACTCTTGGCGCAACCGGATATCTGATGGTGAGAAAAAGAACCTGGGACTTTGCAGCAGAGACGACGACGTTCTGCGGAGACTCCGTCATCACTCCTCTATTAATATGAAGATTTTAGCAACCTCAACCGTCTCATCCTTATCTCTCACGGCAGGAACCGTCTTGTCAGCATATCCTCTGGCAAACGTAGAGACGGATCAACCTCAAGAGAGAGCAATCGGATCAGCGAAAACCATCACGATTCGGGTCTCTGTTTCCGGATCGACCGATTCTCTTTTCCTCGATGGATGGCTTGCCGATTCGGGATCGTATTCACTCGACGGAGGAGCTGCGACGAACCTTTCCAGCACTCAGCTCGAGGATCGATTCGGTTTCAAACCTTGGGGCCAGAATCTCGTCAAACGGAAGAAACCTCTCTATATCTCCGGACTCTCGGCATCCTCGACCATTGATCTGACTCTCGTCACTTCAACCGACCGGAAAGGCTCTCCGATCCAGGGAAACTCGATCTCCAATTGGGTCCAATCCTCCGGAGCAGATGGAAACTTCACCGACGGAAGTTCAAACATCAATGCAGTCGAGAATGGTCAGGTTTTAATCGGAGGATTTGCTACGATTGGAGGTTCAGACTATCAGATTACCGGAATCAAGGGAGACGGCACGAAAGCTGGAGACATCACTCTGAGCTCTTCCGTCGCATCGGGATCGGTCACTGCTCTGACCCTTCCGGTCCAGCTCGGGATCCTGAAAGCAGGAACCTCGACCGATCTTGCCAATCCTCAAGCAGTCAATCGGACTTATCAGAATTTCTCTACAATTAGAACCGGACCAGCAGGATTCCGTCTGGTCTCAAAAAGAGGAGTCGCTGAGACGATTGAGGTGACAGGTATCTATTCTCTGGCACAAGCAGACAATCTTGTCGGGATTGCAAACGCTCAACGAGAGCAACCCGTTCCGGTTTTGATGTTGGAATCCATGACGGCAGAAAGAGATCTTTTTTCGGTATTCGGAGCGATCTCCATTCCTGCTGAATCCTATGCAACGATGGGAGGATCTCATCGAAATCTTGAATATTTAATCCAAGAGGTCTTATGAGTACGCTCAGAGCAAATACGCTCAAACCTATAACGTCAGGGAACTCTCTGGTTCTTCAGGGGGACTCTGGAGGGTCTGGGGTTTCAGGTCCATCGATCGACTCAAATGGAGATGTCGATTTCACTCAAAATACGAATGCAAAAGTGAAACTTCCCTCTGCTGGTGGCATTTACGAATCTGACGGATCAACTCCAATCATAACTGAATCGGGTGGATCGGTAACGATCCAAAACGCAACATTTAACGGGACGATTGGTGCATCAGCAAGTGGTTTTGGACTCATAACTGGTGCAGACCAATTTCGTTTAAGCGCAAATTTTACTACGCAAGATTTCGTTTCAGGTTCTAATGTTGAGCGGAATGATACAGTTTTTGAAAAAATTGGAACCGGTATGAGTTATGATTCATCGACGGGTGTTTTCACGTTCCCGAATACTGGCATTTGGTGGGTAGTTTGTGGTGCGACTATTGACAGTAACAGTGGAGCTGAGCTTTTTGGCACTCTTAGTATTGACGTTTCGACAACTGGTGTTTCAGGCACATTTAGTACCAGAGCAATTTCTTATGACAGTTTACATGCGAGTTCTGCTTTTGGGTCAACATTTACTTCATGTATTTTAGATGTCAGCGATTTTGATCCGCTGAGTGCTTCTGCTGTAGCAGTAAAATTTAGAGTTGATACCCAAAGCACAGATGTACGAGTTAGAGGAGCAACAGACAAAAACTTCACTCATATGACCTTTATTAGATTAGGAGATACATGATTGGAAAAGATTATTTGCAAGATGCTTTGGAGCTTTTAGTCCCTGATCATCCCAATTGGTATATGTGGGCGAAGACTGATTCTGATGGGAACAAAATCCCTAATGATCAAAGAATGCAAACTCAGTATGTAATCGTTAATTCTCAGCATGAGAATATTGTCACAAGACCATCTGATGATCAAATAAACGCTAAAGTTCAAGAACTACAAAACGCAGAACCAATGCGGTTATTACGGCAAGAAAGAAACCGCAAACTTGCACAAACCGATTGGAGAGCAAGCTCGGATTTAACGCTTGCAAGCGAATGGGCGAACTATCGCCAAGCTCTTCGTGATCTTCCGTCGAACGCAAGTCCGACTCTTGATTCTGATGGAAATCTTCAGAACGTGACTTGGCCTTCTGAACCAAGCTGATGGATCATCATTTTCCTCCTGCGACTTACGATCCAAGGATAT